AAGAATAGTTCATTTATTTTTAGCGACAAACAATACAAATAAGTTTTCCACAGTTGACAAAATTGAAGATATTATTTATTAGTTAGATAGATTCATAAAGGGTATGTGGGTAACTAACCAAAATAATAAAAAAGAATATAAAGAAGCGAAGACGGAAAACTATTTTTAGTTACCCATCGTCTTCGCTTTTTTGTATTTTAAAATTTAATAAGGTGAGAAAAGAATGAGATGGACAGAAACGGAAGAGAAATTGCTAAAAGAAAATTTTGCTAAAGCCAGCAAGAAACAGCTGAAACGACTATTGCCTAAAAGAACTTGGGGAGCAATTACAGCCAAAGCTTATAACTTGGGGCTCCATAGAGAAAAGAGTAAACAAAAACCAGAAGATACTATTGAGTACAAAGATTTTTATGACAAAATTTCTGAAACACTAGAAAAGAAAAAGCCAAAGACCAGACCCGCTAAGTATAAAAAAGTATTTGAGGGTAAAACAAAAGAACAAGCTTGCTTATTATTAAGTGACCTCCATATCGGAAAAACCAACTACTGGGTTAATGAAGATACAGGATTAAGTGAGTTGACTTATAACTTGGATATTTTCCAGGAAGAAGTGAATAATCTTCTTTATTCTGTTGAAGATATTAACCAACTGCTTTCAGGTGGTTATGACATTGAAAAGCTCCATATATTCGGAGTAGGAGATTTCTTGGATAACGATATGATATTCAGTGGTCAGAAGTGGCTTGTAGATATTGGAGCCGGTATGCAGTTTATTGAAGCTATTGATACTTTTACTTATTTGTTCAGGGAACTTCTTGGAATTTTTAAGGAAATTGAAGTTACCTTAGTTGGCGGAAACCACGGTAGAGTTTCATCTAGAGCTTCAGAAGCTAAACCATTTTATAACAGTTGGGAATACCTGCTTGGTAGTATGCTTAAAAGGCTTTTTAAAGACCAGTCACGGATTAAGATAGTGACACCCCAGTCTTGGTTTTTCAGAAAGAAAATCGGCAAATGGAGATATTTTCTCCATCACGGTGATACTGTTCATTCTTGGATGGGTTTCCCCTACTATGGTATTTCAAGGCAGGGAAAATCAAGGCGTATGGAAATGAACATAGACATTGAGTGTATTGGACACTTTCACAGGGTATTTAATATCCCTATCAGCTCAAATTCCATTACCTTAGTTAATGGATGCTGGATACCCAAGGACAGCTGGAGCTGGAAAAAGTATGGTTATATTACCAGACCCAAGCAAATTTATTTTGGCATTTCTCCCAAAAGACCAAAGACGTGGAAGTTTGACCTAGAGCTAGACAAGAGGGGGTAAGTGTCTTTTTAATCTTATCCCCAATGATTTTTTTATGAAAACACAACTTATTTTTCCAACACTTTTAATGGTATTAGACGCTGGAGCTTCTCTGGTGTATTTCGCTAAGGGAGATGTAAAGCACGGAATATACTGGATTGCGGCTCTGGTTCTGACTGCTTGTGTTACCTTTTAATTTATGAAATATTCATTATTTATCGGCAGATGGCAATGCCTACCTCCTCACGCAGGACACATTGCCCTAATAGAGTCTGAATTGAAGAAAGGTAATCCTGTGTTGATAGCTATAAGAGATACAAAAAAAGATAAGAATAATCCTTATTCGGTAAAACAGCGAAAGCGAGCATTAAAAGAAGCATTTAAGAAGTGGGGGGACAAAGTAAAAATAATTAAAATCCCTAACATTAAGGCTGTATGCTACGGGAGAAAGGTTGGTTACGAGATAAAGGAAATTAAATTATCTCCTGACCTTGAAAAAATATCAGCTACAAAAGTAAGAGAAAAAAATAAACAAAAAGAATTATGGCAATAACTTGGATATATGGACAGAGCAAATCGGGTAAATCAACATTGGCTCGCAAGATAAGGACTAATGAGGTTGTCTTAGATGGTGACGATATGAGGTCTGCTATAAACAATGACTTGGGTTTTTCAAAAGAAGACCGTTGGGAAAATAATTTAAGGATAGCGAGATTAGCCAAAGTGATTGATAAACAGGGGGTTGACGTAATTGTGGCAACTATTTGCCCTTATAGGAAATTAAGGGAAGAAGTAAGAAGAATCTGCGGTTGTAAATTTATCTACTTGGAGGGTGGTATTAAACACCCAGACTATCCTTTTGAAGTTTAATTCCTTCTGCCCTGACTAGTCAGTCAGATTATTCACGCCTGTTGATTTCCTCATCTGAGAGGAAGTCAGGGCAGAGGGAGTTATATGACACGAAGTTAATTTGCTGTCATAGTTATTCCCGACATATGACATTGGTGTCATAGTTGATGGAGAGTTCCTCATAACCTTAGTGTTCTGGGGTGGGGAGAGCCGAGTTGTAATATTATTCATTTTACTCATATTGAATTGCCTTTTATTTCTCTCCCCACCTTAGGACATTAAATAGTTGTTGGGGGTCTAGGCTACTAGCGAAATCCTAAAAGCTCTAGTGATAGGGACTATGGATAGGAGGTATACCTCGCCCCTCAAGAGCTACTTAGTGGCTCTAAATCTAATTAAAAATTTAATACTAGGTGATGTGAATGGAATTGACAAAGGAAGAAGCTGAAATTTTAGAACAACGGAAAGAAACAGCGAGGATAGACACTAAAGTCATCAAAGAGTTCGGGAAAATGATTAAACCCAAAGAATCCAAATGGAGATACAGGCGTAAGCTATCAAAACTCAAAGAAAAACTATCAGAGCTTAACGAGAAAGACCCAGAGAGCGTTTATCACGCCTTAGATGATATCACATACCAGCTTGAGGACTTAATTGAGCTTAGAATCGGTCTAAGAAACCGAGTTATCATAGCAAGGATACACACAATAGGGTGTGAACTGATAGACACTATAGAGGTTACCTTTGCCTTTGAGGTCTGCAAGGAGAACAAGGAACTGCGTGATGTGGTTCAAATGTATTCCTTTGAAGACGGCTGGGGCTTTGATACCAGAGATTTTATCAACAGGGATAAATCCAAAAAGGGGATGTTCCAATGAGCTTTTGTGCTGTCATATGCGAAGAATTTGACTGCCACGCAGTTGTTGCCGTCGTAGCTAAATGTCCTTTATGCAGGCTGAAACTCAGTTATGTGGACAGGGACACAGCAGAGTGCTTCCATTGCGGAAGGACTTGGCGACCATATGATTTGGGGCTACATTGCTCCCGATGCAACAAAGGTGCTGGAGTTTCCAGTTTAATCTTCTATGAGGTGAAGCCAAAATGACCGAGATAACAGAAAAGGAGTATCTTATTTTAATGCAAAAATTCCACTTGGAACTTATAGAGTGGGCAAAAAAAGAGCTATCCCTTATACCAAAGGAAATCCAGAAAATTAACGACAGAACCAGAATCCACATCAAACAACTGATGTTTGACTTAGAAGCTATTGAAAAAAACTGCAAGATTATATCTTTGCACCGAGCCAAAAAGGAATCTGGTATGAAACTCAACTACAATGTTGAAAAAGGAAACCCCTCATTCGGGGAAGTCAGGAGAAAGAAACCTAAAAAAAAGAAACTCTCCGAGAACGGAGAAAGGTTATACCAATGATAGAGGTAATCTTAGAGTGGAGTTCATCTATTCTGTTCTTAGTAGGCGTTTTACTTACCGCTTCAAGGAAATCTTTTAAACCTGTTTTCAGAATATGGGGATTCGTAGTCTGTATTATAGCTGGTGTGCTTTATGTGATTCTGCTTCTTATAATAGCAAGGTTTGTCTGGGCTGGACTCCAGATAATACTGATATGTGTCAACGGATACGGAATTTACGGCTGTATGAAGGAGAAAAAATCCCAATTTAATTAAAAGAGGTGTTCTCTTAAAAACAATGTTCTAGGGATTTGACACTAATGTCTGGGACACCTCAATTTCTTTTCTTATACTAACTAATAAAAGTTAATAAAAGAAATAAAATGGAGAATATATTATGCCGTGATTGCGGCAAAAAGATAATAATCAAGGACAAAAAAATTAAAAACGGAAAGCTCTTGGCTTATAAACATAAAGGCAAGAAGATTTATGTTTACAAGTGCAACGAGTGTTATGAAAAAGACCCAGCACTCAAAGACTTCCAGGATTGTGAGGTTTATTCAAGGGTGGTGGGCTATTTAAGACCTGTAAAACAATGGAACAAGGGCAAGAGGCAGGAATTTAAAGAGAGGGAAGAATATAAAAGAAAAGAAACATGAATACAAATCTTAAACAAAAAAAGAAGTATTTCCCTAAATTTATCAAAAAAATGAAAGAACAACTTGAGCATGGGGGAAATAGATATAATCTTCCAGAAAGAAATGATAAAGAAATGACTGACTTAGTGTGTGAATTGGCGGGAAATGACTGGATACTGGGTAATATTGTAAAATATGCTGGTGAATATCGTAATATGAGATATGAACAAAATCTTTATAAAATTGCAGTATATGCTTTTATATTATGGCTAAAAGAACAGAATGAATTTAACAAGGGAAAAGATTTGGGTGAAAAAAAATAAAGTTATTCACAGGCTATAAATTTGACATTTTTGAAACACTAAAATAAAATAAAAGCACATAGAGTGGAATAAATGTTATAGCCGACTGATGTAATTGGCAAACATATTAGTTTTAGAAACTAAGTTCTCAGGGTTCGAGTCCCTGGTCGGCTACAAAAAGCTCCTTTGGTGAAATAGGAAAACACAAGTGGCTTAAAACCACTTGCTGAGAAGCTTACTGGTTCGAATCCAGTAGGGAGCACATAATATGCCGCTGTGACGCAATTGGCAGACGTGCTAATCTCAAAAATTAGTTGTTGAAGGTTCAACTCCTTCTAGCGGCACATAGCCTCATCGTCTAAAGGAAAGGATAGTTGGTTCTCAGCCAACAGATGAGGGTTCAATTCCCTTTGGGGCTACAAGAAATGAGTAAACAAAAAAAAGATAAAAAGAAAGGCTTTGTTACTAAACACCTTAAAGGAATTGATTTTGAGGTAGAACTAAAGAACGGAAAGACTATTAGGGCCTATCTCTCTGGAAAAATGAGGCACAACCAGATTAAAACCTTGCCAGGAGATAAAGTGTTAGTGGAGATTGGTCCGTATGAAGAAAAAGGAAGAATAATTTACAGATTATAAATATTGGCCTCATCGTCTAATTTGGCTAGGACGCTAGGCTTTCACTCTGGTAATCGGAGTTCGAGTCTCCGTGAGGCCACAAAACAGGATATGGTGTTTAACGGTCAGCACATATACCTTGGGCGTATATAGTATTGGTTCGAATCCAATTATCCTGACAAATATGTACAGGTGGCAGAATGGAGAATGCACCAGTCTGTAAAACTGGCACCCTCGTGGTAAACATTGTAGGTTCAAATCCTACCCTGTGCACAAGAAGTGGAAGATTGTCGCCGAACCGGTAAGGCACCTGTCTTGAAAACAGGAGATGTAATAGTCGTGGGGGTTCGAATCCCTCATCTTCCGCAACAGGGTGAATGTTATTCATTGAATTATGGGGATATGAGAGAATTAATTTTTCATAAGGAAGAATATCCAAATTGGCAAGGAAGTGGTTTACTAAACCATGGCGTGTAAAAAGCGTTACAGGTTCGAGTCCTGTTTCTTCCGCAAAAATATGACGGTGTTCTGTGTAATGGGGAGAGAAGCGAGCTTAATAGATTTCCTCTCTCCCCATACAAACATTTAATATCTTCCGGTGTGGCTGTAGCTTAAATAGTTAAAGCTTCGGTTTGTGGCACCGATGATGAGGATGCGAGCTCCTCCAGTCACCCCAGAGGATATTAAACTAAAAGTAATAAAAATTATTATCTTTAGTTGATGTAATATTCTCTAACTTTAACAAAAAAAGATGAGGTGATTTAAATGGGATATAAAGAGAACCCAAAAACGAAAGGAAGTGGAATTTTTTGTTGTATTCCCCAAAAAGGCAGATGCCCAAATAACTGTAACGATTGTTTCTTTCAATCAGGACGTTCCTATTTGGAACCATTAGATGAGAATCTACCCAATATGCCGGAAGATACAGAAAACAGAATAGTCAGAGTTAATGACGGAAATGATAGTAATATTCATAGGAATTATGTGATAGCGGTAACCAAGGGTTATAAAATGAAGTTTTACAACACAGCAATAGCTGTAGACCTTGAAGAATTTGATGCACCGGTAGTTTTAACGATAAACCCCGGCAAGATGACTGATGTTAATTTTTATAAGTTGGAAGAAATTCCCAAGAATCTTATGTTTGTCCGTGTAAGGACGAACACTTGGAATTTAATTGATGTTGTAGAGCCGGCTATAAGATATTATAGTAAAAGAAAAGTGCCAATAGTCCTGACATTTATGGCTTATTTTACAACTCCGATTAAGAAGGGACATGAAAACAGTTATATTTTTAGGAAAAGAACCTTGAATTCATATTACGCAATCACTACCAAGGCGTGGGAGAAAGTAATGAAGCCGTACAAATACAATCAATGGGTCTACAGTTGTGGTAAAATTGAAGGAGAATTAGGCACTACCAAGTGTGCCAGGTGTGGAAATTGTATCAGAGAATACTTTGTAACATTAGAAAGAATGAGGGGTGGATAATATGAAATTTACAGATAATCCTGGACTAAAATTTAAAGACATTTCGAGTGAAAAGTACAGAATATATGTTTTTCCAAACGGAGTACGGTATAAGATAGAAGAACCATTAGCTGTCTGTGCCAGGAGAGACCACGGACAAAGAGTTATAGATAAAAAAGGAAAAGCATACTGGATTAGACCAGATTTCATAGCAATTGAATGGGAAAACCGACAGGGTGAGCCGAGGGTAAATTTTTAAATAAGAGATAAAATAATTTTTTTATGTTTTATCTCATTTATGAGAGTGTAGCTCAATTAGGCCAGAGCACCTGACTCTTAATCAGAAGCGTGTAGGTTCAATTCCTTCCACTCTCACAAAATTGGGACATAGCTTAATAGAAAAGCAATGGTCTTATATACCATTGAGTATAGGTGCAAATCCTATTGTCCCAACAAAAAATTGCAGGGTGGTCTAATTGGTAGGACATGAGACTCTGACTTTCAAAATTTAGGTTCGAATCCTAATCCTGCAACAAAATAGGGTTATAGCTCAATGGATAGAGTAATTGCCTTCGAAGCAATAAATGAGGGTTCAAATCCTTCTAGCCCTACAAGACAGCCATGTAGTTCAATAGCAGAACCGCTGTTTTACATACAGTAAATACGGGTGCAATTCCTGTCGTGGCTACACAAATGTACATTTTATTCAGGGAGTATGACTAATGTCATATCTTGCACATCCTTTCTAAGAGTTGTTGAGAATGTCAACAGCTTCTAATGGGGATATAGTTCAATTGGAAGAACAGTTCCCTTTTAAGGAATCAATCAGAGTTCGATTCTTTGTATCCCCACAAAAGGGCTTGTAGCTCTAACGGCTAGAGCAGCTGTTTTGCACTCAGCAGGTTGCGAGTTCGAATCTCGCCAGGTCCACAAAAAGCCTTCGTAGCTCAAGGGTAGAGCACTTATCTGAAAAGTAAGGGGGTGTTGGTTCAATTCCAACTGAAGGCACATAGCAGGGCTGTAGCTCAATTGGACAGAGCAGGACTCTTCTAAAGTCAAGACTGTGAGTTCAAGTCTCACTAGCCCTACAAAAATATGATAGTTATTGCATTATCATTTGGAACAGGTTATCCTAATAAGGAAATAGCAAGGGCTGCAAAAAAAGAAGGTGGAATAATCATTGCCCAAAAAGAAGTTGCAAAGTATATTGACAAGTGTTCAGTAATTAGCGAACATAGAGATAAGGGTAAGTATCTAGACACAGTAGAGGTATTGTCCCAAGCAAGTAAGTGGATAAATTCCAAAGAGGAAATTGTTTTAGTAGCCCATGCTGACCACTTGAAAAGGGTTTGGGATACGGCAAACTACCTAGGAATAAATATTTCAAGGGGAGTTAAGGGAAGTTTCTCTTATAATCCTAAATCTAAACAATGGTGGACCAGAAATGAACTTGTGTTCAAAATATGGAACATTATAGCGAGTATATACTTGAAAATTAAAAATTATTTGGGATTCTGGTGAAACCTGGTCATCACGGCTCCCTGTCACGGAGTAATTACGGGTTCAAATCCCGTGAGTCCCGCAATAAGTGCCTATCGTTTAATCGGCAGGACCTCTCCCTTCCAAGGAGATGATGTGAGTTCAAGTCTCATTAGGCACTCAGGGATGTGGAACTTTAAAACTATATAGTGCTAACAAGTTCTATCCTCAATCTTTTATTCGTTTGACTGATAAAAGATAGTTGAGCGGAAGTGGGTAGATACTCATTTTCTGCTCACTATGGGAGTTTAGTTTAACTGGCTTAAAACATTGGTCTCCAAAACCAATAATGGAGGTTCGAGCCCTTCAGCTCCTGCTGGTAACTTAGAGGAACAGTACCTCATCGGTCTCATAAGCCGGAGTTCTTAGTGCAATTCTAAGAGTTACCACAATTTGGCCAGTATAGCTCAAGTCTGGTAGAGCTACTATCTTGTAAATAGTAGGTTAGGGGTTCAAATCCTCTTGCTGGCTCAAAAATATGAAAATTAAAACAACATTTTCAAATAAATACATTAATAAATTATGCCAAGAGATTAAAGATTGGCCGGATAATATTAAATGTAAAGACAAAAAATGTATTGAAGATATTGATAAAAATGCGAATTGTAGAGAATTTATATCTTTTTTGAACAAGATGAAAGGTCTAGTGGACAAGGGAATATTGAAAGGAGATGAAGAAGGATATTATATAGAGTATAAATGTACAGAAGAAGAATATAAAGAAATAAAGAAAAATAATTTTGGCTTGTAGCTTAAATAGTAAAGCCTTCCTCTGATATGGGAAAGAGTATAGGTGCAAGTCCTATCAAGCCAACAAGATAAGTTGTAGGAGGTTGCCAACCAATAGGGCAATTGGTATTTTCTAGGAAAATACCTTACTATAACTTCATACAATTTATTGTTTAAGGTTTTCTTTTACCTAGGAAATTAATAGTTTCCTAGGAGGTGGAGAAAGGTTTTATATTTTTTTAGTTATAGTTTTAGTTTTCCCTTCTCCACCTCTCAGGAAATTATTTTGGACTTTAAAATCTAGAGTCAAGAACGGTATAAAAATTATGAACGAAACACCGTTGAACAAAGAAAAAATAAAATCTAAGAGAAAATTAAAATATAACTTGGAATTGCTAAAAGGATTTCCAGAATTGGTTGGATGGCTTATACAGATAGTTCCCTATAGACAAATTGAAAAATATGTGTATATATCAGACTATAAAGATTCTCTTGATGAAAAAAGAATTGTAGTTAGACTATACACTAAGAATTACTATTACCCCATTCATGTCATCAAACCAAAGAATGGAAAATCTAAAGGTTATCTTGGTGCCTATGTCCAAAACCGAAAACCAAGAGCTGGAGAAGAGTGGACAAGGGGAAATGACTTGCCGGATGGAGAATGTAATAATGAAACTTGGAACGATATTAAGAATGGGATTCTCAAGTATGAATTTGTAAAGGTTGTGAAAAACTCTGAATATGAGGAGGATAAATAAGTAAAATAAACTAATTTTTCTTGACTCTAGTTTTTAGATTCTACCGTAGCTCAATGGTAGAGCTGTCCCCTGTTAAGGGAAGGGTTAGAGGTTCGAGTCCTCTCGGTAGAGCAATATTCCAGAGTAGACAAAATGGTAAAGTCGCAAGGCTTTGAACCTTGTATCTGGTGGTTCGAATCCACCCTCTGGAACATAAGATATGGTAGCCAAGTCTGGTTAGAAGGCAACGGATTGCAAACCCGTTTACGTGAGTTCAAATCTCACCCATATCTCAAACATATGTTTAATTTTTTTAAAAAATTCAGTAAGTATTACAAACCCTCTGGAACAGGGCTTATTCGAGATAAGAGACCACCAGAGAAAAAGGAGGAGGACTACGAAGCTAAGGAAATTTTAGCCGACCAGCCGCTTGTTTGGTCAGGCAAAGACCCCGACCAATGGAAGAAATATCCTATTTTTGAACAAGATGGGTCAGGGTCATGCGTTGCCCAGACCGTTTCAAAGCTCTTGGGGATTTCAAATGTTAAAGAGGAAGGAAAATTTGTACACTATTCAGCAAGGGACATTTACTCCCAGAGGGCTAATCAGGGAATTAAGGGAATGTGGCAACAGGATGCGTTAGATATTGCATATCGGAAAGGAGTAACTTTAGAACAATTAATGCCTTCACAGGACATGACAGAGGAAAAGATGAATGATGACTCGGACAGAAAAAGTATAGACAGGCAGGTGGCTTTAGTAGGAAAGGCGGGAGGGTATGCCCAATCAAAGGATGCTAATTTTGACTTGATAGCTAATGCTATCAGGGAAGTAGGGGGAGTGTCATTGGCTTGCCGATTCAGCAGGGGAGATTGGACAAACGCAGAGGTTACTAACAGGGATGATGGAACTTACGGACATTTGGTGACGGGGGTTGATTATGGACTTTGGAAAGGAAAGAGAGCTATCTTTTTTGATAACAGCTGGGGATATGATTGGGGTTTTGATGGACAGGGAATTATTACTGAAGACCAGCCAATAAGGGCTTGGGGATTCCTGAAAGATTTAAAGAATACATGGAGAGAGAAAGAGGAAGTAAGTGAAATTCCAAAACCTACCCATCAATGGAAAAAAGATTTAATCTTCGGAATGAATAATTTAGAAGTTTCTTATTTACAGAGAGCTTTAATGTACGAGGAACTGTTTCCTGTGAATGTGCCAGCGACAGGATATTATGGTACAATCACAGCAAAAGCGGTTCTGGCGTTCCAGAGGAAGTATCAGGTAGCTTCAGACGAAGAACTGAATGCATTACAGGGACGTAAAGTTGGTCCCAAAACTAGAGCAAAATTGAACTCAATGTTCAACTAAGTTTTCTTGACTTTTCTATATAATTTAATGACAATGTAAGAGACAATTCATTTTTAGCAAAGGTCGCTTAAAAAACCTAAGAAAATGAACTATGAGCTTGCTAAAATCGAGCTATAAAGCAGAAAAGTCAGTTAAAAAGGCTGTCAGATACCCAGTTTGGGGAAGCCTTTTAACACTTGGGGTTGAAATCGTTACAAAATTATTGTCTACAATAGGAGTAACTCTTGAATTTCCTATCCTAGATACAATTTTGGGAAATGCTGAGTTAATTGGAATGTTAACTACTTTTGGAGCACTAGTCTTCATTGTTGACCTTCTAAAACACGGCCTTGGATGGAAACTTCCTGTAATTGACGAATAATGCTTGGGGGTGGGGAGTATTTTGCTTTCCCACCCCTTTAATGTATGAGTATTAAACAAAAAATCTTGTTTAAGGCGATTCTCTTTACTATTCTAAGCGTTTTTGTCTTAAACCTATCCCAAATACTAGCAAAAAAAGAAAACGCTTCTATCAGCCTCCTGGAGCTTCCTGAGAGGGATTCATATAATTTGTTCCTAAAACCTATTGTTTCCCCTTATTATATAAGCACAGAAAGCCTGGGAACTATTATTACTGACCAAAATAATAGTCTAGTTTCTATAGCAAATATAACAACAGGAAAAGGGGTTATATCAAATAATTCACAAACAACACACGATTATTATTCTTGGATGCTTGAAAATATTAAGGGTTGTGAGTGTGGACCCGACCCACGTGATTGTAATTTAAGATATGGATGTATAGCTGGAGCTGGGCCCTGTGGATTTGTTTCTTCTACTTGGAATGAAACATTGGAAAGAATGAAGAAAGATGGAGAGTATATCCCCCCGGAATGTAATAAAAAAATGAATTGGAGAGAATTGGATGGTATTCCTGTATCTCAAAGGACACATCCTGTATTTTCAGATTCTTGTTGTTCTATTTTGGCATTATGGCTTTTGGAACAGGGAGAAAGCTGGAGGTGGGACCAAAGTAGGCATTGCTGGTCACCCAAATTATAAAAAGAAATAAAAGGTCGCCATATATCAGTTTAAAATTAAAAATTATTATGTTTTTTGACGAAGAAGACGAAGAAGAATTTGATGACGAAGAAGAGTGTGAATAAATAATTTCTTGCTCTTCTCTAATAAAAAAAGAGGGAATAAAATCCCTCTTTTTGATTGGAAGATGTAATATTTTTATATTACAATTGCCCCATTTTCCTCTCGTTTAAAATCCAATTTTCTGCAGCTCTTATTGTTAATAACATAGTATTGCCGGTGAAGGTCCTTTTTTCTTTTCCTGAGTCGGATTCAAGCGTTAGTTTTCTTAGCCCATCTTGGTTTATACTCCATATTCGATTTGGCATCCCTAATACTTGGCAAATTTTTTCCTCTCTTTGTTTCAGTGGTAAAATAATTTCCTTTCCCTCTTTGCATTGTGGCCAATAAACACAATCCTTACTACATGTTGTAGGGGGCATAGGATAAAGAAATTCTTGATATTTTGGGGGTCGGCAATCAACCCGCCCTTTTGTGTCCCTCTTTTTGTATCCCATTCAATTAATAAATTATTTTTTATCTGACCTTTATTAAGATTTTATGTTTTGAGTTGCTTGGTTCTTTTGTCTTCTGTTGACAAGAAATTTTTCCGTTTCTTCAGCACATTTGGAGCACAGCTGATACATTGTTTCTGTTTGTTGAGTATTTTTTTTATTCCCTAAGCTAAGAAGTGCTTTTGACGGCTTCTTAGAGATTACAAACTGTCCCACAGAATTACTCTCTCCTATTTTTTTTCCACAGCAGTCACATAATATAATAATCATTATTTTTGAAGTTGTTTTAATTTATTATCAATTTTTTCTTGAAAAGTTGTCTGGATTTTTTCTTTAGAATAACCAGTATACTCTTCCCAGGCACAAAACCAAAAGTTTGGTTTTTCATTTGTCCACTCTCGTAAGTCTATAAGATATTCTATGTATAATTCTCGTTCCTCCCTATTGCTGGGGTTCGATGAAACCCCAATAATCATATATGGGTTTTCAATATGGTGAAGAGTATTTTTTAAAAGCCTAATTACAAGCTCTTGAAGGCCTTTTTCTGTCACCATTTCATTTTATTATATCATATTTCTTTAAATTTCCCAATGTCTTTGTTAAACTCCATTTCCACTTTCCCCGTGGGTCCTGTTCTGTTTTTAAGAACATCAAGTTGAATCTTCCCTTTCCATTCCCATAAAATTAAGACCATATCAGCATCTTGATAAATGTTTGAACTCGATTTCAAATCGTAAAGCTGTGGCTTTTTTCTATTTGAATCCTTATCCGGTTTTCTCAAGTGACAAATAAGAAGAATGGGAATTTTAGCATCTATGGCTAGATTCTTCAGTTTGGAAATTACTTTTGCTGTTTCAGTGGTGTAATATTTCCCAGGAATAAGAATCTTTTGGAGATTATCAATCAATAGGAAATCAATATCATATAGCTTGATAGCTGCCTCTGCCAACTCGACTAAATTGTCAGGTGATATTTCCGACAAATATCCCGAATAAAAATATAACGGGAATTTGCTAAATTTTTCTACAATTTCATCAAAATCATCAGAATTTTTTAATTCAACAAAGTTTTTCTTTGTATGAGCAGTCATTAGTCTTGAAATCCACCAGGATAATTTTCCCTCAAGTAAAAAAGCTAAAGATTTCCTTTTTTGTTTTAACAAATTAAGGAGCAAATTCAAAGAAATAGTAGTTTTTCCTATCCCAGAAACACCAGACATAATAATAAGGTCTTCATTCTTGAAACCCCCTATTTTATCATCAAGTTGTGCAAAACCTGTAGAAATTCCTTTTACTTCTTGGTCATTATGAACCCACTTTTTAAAGTCCTCCATATAATCTCCAAGAGGTTTGATTTCTTGCATCTTGAAGATTCTTGCGTTTCTGAATTCTTTTATGAAATCAGACTGGTCTCTTTCTAATAAAAAGTCATTAGCGTCTTTAGTAGGAAGGATTATATTAAAGCATTTCTGGAAACCAATTTTTTCTGCAATAGAATAAGCACCTTTCTGTCCAGGGTCATCAGAATCGAGGCAAATAAAAACTTTTTTAAATTTCTGGAAAATTGGAAGCCATTCTGGTTTAAGGTGTCCAGCTCCCGCAGTAAGAGAACAAACATTCTTAACCCCCATTTGCCAAGCAGCTATAGCGTCAGTTTCACTTTCAACGAGCAAGATAGATGGTTTCTCAAAATCAAGATTATCCTGGTTGAATAATATTGTTGGTGCACCATTAACTCTTTTAAATTTTTTTGGTTCAATCTTTCTAAATTTAATATTTACAATTTTTCCTTCCCGAAAATGGGGAATAGTAATCCATCCATCTTTTGTACACCCCAAATGAAAATATTTTATTGTTTTGATTTCATATCCTCTTTCGTTTGTTAAATATTTCTGTGCTTTCCTGTCTTTAGTAAGGTTTTTTACATATTGTTTATATTCCGTTAATTCTGTGGTTTTTTCCTTCTCTTTATCTGAAAAATAATCCTTAACACTTTTTATATTTTTAAGGTCTCCAAATCTTGATTTCAACTGATAAAGATTCCCTTTCTCTCCACACTTAAAGCAGTGCCAGACACCATTATTTTTATTAATATAAAAGTGCCATTTTTTATCTTGACAAAGGGGACAAGTTTTTAATTGAAATTCTTGTCCACCCGAAGCTACTTTGTATCTCCATCCTTTTTCTTGAAGGTATTTCCAAACCTGTGACATTTGATTAGATTTTAATTGTTAAAATATAATTCTTAAAATAACTAAAAACAGAAGCAATAAAAGTATAAATATTAAAGCCTCTCCTTCTGTTTCATTCATTGTTTTGTTGTTTTTTATTTTTTTCTATAAAGAAACCGACATTTTTGTCTTGTTTAAATTTTATCATAATTATTAAAAAAAACAAATCAATTTTAATAGTATGAATATATCTTTCTTTTGTTGCTACTTCTTTTCCTTGATATATTTCAATTTCTTGTAACTGCCTGTAGTTTTTATAACAAACAGTAGCCTTACAGTCGCTAATATGCTCAACTCTTTCAAAGAATTTTTTAAATTTAATTTTAAGCATAGTTTTTAAGAATATGGATTAACAACTTATCAGCTTCCTCGGTCTGGGGATTTTCAGGTAAATCACTTTTCTTAAAGGCTTCATCTAACTCTTCAATTCTTTCAGTAAATCTCCTGCAAATGTTCTTATAATCCCATTCTCCTAATTTTATTTGTTTTAATGCATTGGCGTTTGGTCTGGGGAAAGTAATAGTTCCTACCTCTAATAACTCAATACCCTGTTCAATCAAACGAATACAATTCATGGCATTTTTCGGGGAATATCCATATTTTAATATCTGTTTCTTTCTTTTAGCTCCTGTTTTGCCGGTAAGCTTAGTGAGGTTTGAGAATTCAGATTGTGCATATCCTTTAAAACGATGATATGCTTCCTGGGAAATGAAAATATCTCTTCTGTCCCTAATGAGCTTTGCCGGTTCTTCCATAATATAAATACAGGAGGGGGGAACAAAAAGCCACTCAAAAACAGAAGGATTTGATTTAATCGCTAATTTGAAAAATTTCTGGATAGGATACATAATCCTATCCTCTTTTTCTTTTTGCACCCTTAGGTCTTTCAGGGGCTTCATGGAAAGACTTTCCTCTAGTGTCGGAAGCAAGATACCACGAATATCATTATCAGAGCTTCCGGTAGCTGTTCCATAAGCACGAGAGCCATATAATATTTCATATATTGTTTTCATATAGTTTCAGTTTTATTTTTTATTTCTTTATATTTCTTTTTATTATAAATCCGATAGACCTCCATAGCATCACAATAATCAACAAGAACAACTGTTCCATCTAAATCTCTAAACCATTTTTCAGTATGAAAATCAAGAATGTGATTATTCTGATAAATACCATCATAGCCACACCATAATGGTTGTTTATTGCTTTTCTTTTTCCATATCTCTCTGAATTTCATATCTTCTTTATTTTTTGTTTAATTTAATCCAAAGTTTAGCAACTGCGTCTGATGGAGTAGGAACACACTTGAAATTCTGTTTCATCATATAGTTATCCATATTGCTTATTGCCACCCAACCTCCTTTCTGATAAATCAGAGCTTCAAACCTTTCTCCACATTCTTTTATCAGTTCAGAAAGAGTGGGGTTTTTATATTTTTCTTTTCTGGTATAATCGTAAAATAACGGCTTTTTTTGTGGAAACCCAGCCTCTTTTAATTGTTTTGCTAATTTGTATGAAATCATTGGTTAATTACCATTTTTTATCTCTTTCAATATATCTTCCTGCCCTTTTTTGTAGGATTTTTGTTTTTCTATTAAAATGAAACTTAAAACTTCACCCTCCATTTCTTGCCAGTTTTTTTCTGGAATACAATCTAAAACATTATCGGCTACAAATTTCTCCCTAAATCTTTTTATCAAATCCTCTTTATTTATCTCTTTATTCATGAGTTTATTTTATTTGATTTTGACCTTTTTTAAGTTCAAGCCAAAGTTTAGCTACTGCTTCTTCTGGGGAATTGCTATTTTCTCCAACCTGTTCCATTAAATCATTTGCTACCCAAAAGGCTTTTCCTGTTTTGATATTTTTAAATCTTGTTAGGCTTCCAAACTTATTCCCACAAGCCTCTATAAGTTCTGAGAGGGTGGGGATTTTATATTTTTCTTTTCTGGTATAATCGTAAAATAACGGCTTTTTTTGTGGAAATCCTGCCTCTTTAAGTTGTTTTGCTAATTTATAAGAAATTGGCATATTAAAAATTAAGTTTTCGCTAGTTTATAAGAAATCATAATTCTAATAAGTTCTCATTTTCCCAAATATTTCCAATAATTTCTCCCCTATCCCAATACAGGAAACCTATTTCAACCCATGCACCCTTTCCAAATGGTTTGCTAACCTTCCAACAACCATGTCCTGAATCGCTACAAAAAGATACAAGACCAATTTCATCATCTGCTGTTTTATAAATATCTCCATCATAGACATCTTTTTGATTTTTATCGCATAATCCTATATTCATTAGTGGTATTAATCTTCCGGCTTCAGCATTCTCTTCTTTTGGGATTTCAAAAGCAATTATTTTTCCATTCCTAATTGTAATATTCCAGTCATCATCCTCTGGAAAATGCATTTTCTTTTTATCAATATTCCAAGCCCTAATTTTAATTTCAGAGATTAACTCTGCTTTAGTCTCATCAAGCATATTCTTAATTTAATATTTTATAGTGTTGTTAACTCATCTTCTTCCAGAACAGCTTTTTTTATCATTGACCAATCTGCTTTCGAACCTTGTCTAATCCATAAGTCATATAATTCCCTGTAGTAGGGAAGCCTTTCCTCTGGAGATAGTTCTCTCCAGCAATCTTCGCAAAGGGGAAAACAGCCCCTATGGGGTGAACCATCCTCTTTTTCAAAGATAGTAGTGTGGTCTTCACAAATACTCCAAGGCCTCCCACACCTACCACAGGTACTGTATCTTGGATAAAATATTCTTGCTATTAATCCCTTCAATCGCCTAAACAGTAATCTCAGGTTCATAATTTAAATAATTTGTAGTTAATATCTTTGTGATAAATAACAGGAGAACCTTTTTCGTCTCTAATTTTCCAACCCCCTTCTTCCAATTCTTTTCTCAATTTGTCTGCTTCCTTAAATTTCTTTTTCTTTCTTAATTCTTCTCTTTCCCTTGCTATTTCCTTGGCTTTTTCAAGAGAATATTCCATATTTTGGGGAAGGGGACGTATTGAGGGCAATCTTTCATATATCCTTATTTTCCCCTTGTCTCCACGGGTTGTAAGCCTAGCATACCTGATTAACCTTTCTTTTTTGAACGCCTTAAAGAAAGAAAACTTGAGAGGTTTCTTGTCAATAAGTTTTTTATTGACATACAGACTTAATTCTAAATCCCAGCTAATCTCTAGGGTATCTCCGTTAGAAGTACGGATTCCACTCAATTTGATAATTTCGTCCAGATAAGCAAACTCCTCTATACTACACCCCTGACTAACCTCAACATTGTTTGAGTTTTTATCTTTAGTATATCTAATTTTCATTTTTCTTTCTTTTTATTGCTGTGCTCTCTAGCCCGATAAGCATCCCAAGCTCTTTCACAGGAAGCTTTTGAATGAAACCTACAGCTTCCATCTTTTCCCATTTTCCATTTTCCGTTGGGACATTTGTAACAAGGCATATTATTCTTTTTCTACATTAACTATTTGCATTGAAGCTACTTCATCTCCGTCATCCAGAGTAATGCCTCTTATTCCTTTAGCTTCTCTGCCCATAGGTCTTATGTTTTCTAAATAAAACCTTTTAATCTTACCTTTTTTGGTAACTATTACTACATACTGCATAATTTTATTGTTATTTAGATTTATAATTTGACTTTTTGAAACCGGGTTCAATTTCCATTAAGAATCTTTCTTTTGCCAGCGTTATAACCTCTGGCATAAATTCTAGCAACTTCATCCCTGCAATTATCACAATATCTTGCTTTGGGGTTTTTAGCTCTAAACATAGTTCCACAAAAAACACATTCTACCATTCCATTTTCTTCCTTTTTCTCTTTCTCTTTCTTTTTCTTTCTTTGTTTTTTATGGTATTTTCTATCTCGTTGTTTTTTTGCTTCGTCTGCACAATCTTGGGAGCAATAAACCCACCTTGAAGAATTTCTAGGAATTGGATTTCCACAGTATTCACACAGCCTCTCCTTATTTTGATGAATACTATTTTCCTTTTCTTTAGGTTCCCCATCTTTCTTGTTAGCCCAAATTATCAAAGCTAATAACGCAAGAAATCCTAATTGAGTTAAAATTTCCATATTTCTTGATTGGTTAAATTTTTATTCTCCGACCTTTAATTTTTATTTGAATAATTGAATGACCCGAATAAAGACTTGCAGACAAATAATAATAACATGGTTATCCAGAAATCAAGTTTCCTAATAGGTAAGCCAAAATATTCTATAATATGATTAAGAGCAAATTGAACAACCAAAACATATCCAAAGAATATTACTGACACCAATAACACACTCAATACAACTAGAATAATCTCTACTATATCTTCCTTTAGGTTTTTATTTTTTTCTTGCATCATAAATATCTGTTTCTCCAGAAAGCCACCGATAGTGGTCTTGCTGAGGATGAATATTTAGGTGGGGACACACCTTGTAGACATGAACAGTTTTATCAATATATTTATATTCAACAGGGAATTTTTCTCTTAAAAATTCGGGAAACCATCTTTCTTTAAACGCTTGCCACCAATCTGAGGGATAGCTAAAGTGCTCTACTACTTCTGTTTTTTCTTTTCTTCCCCAGAGGAAAAACCTCAATTCAGTAAGAAAGCCATCAAATGGTTTATTTTTTCTAATTTCAAAACTCATATTTTTCAAAAATTCTTTACTCACATGCTTACTAACTCCCATCCTTATTTTCTTTAAAATATATTCTCTTTTAGGCTCCATTTTCTATAGATATTTTTTTAGTTTCTCCAAATATATTTTTTTGACCAATATGTTCATATATCTTTTCCATTGCAATAGCAATATTTTTATCTCTCTCTTCGTTCTCTTCATGAAACCTTTCTATAATTTCACTTGCTTCATTTCTTGTTAAATCTTTTGATGTGTCTACTCCGTAAAATAATTTTAAATATAGCTTCCTATAGTTCTGGAAGGTTTCAGAAAGGATAATATTCATATAAACAAGTTGTTTTTCTGTAATTGGTTCTGTCATTTTATTTATAATTTTTCTTCAATAACATTAATTAGTGCTTCACAATAAATTTCATATAGTTTCTCCAATCATTCGACTTAATGATAAAAATATAATAATTACAGGGATGAGGAGAGTATAGGGGAAAAGGATTACCAAAAAGACATATCCCAATAGTATCAAGCAACTTACGATTAAAAAAATAGCTCCTTTCAATGTTTTATTAAACTCTTCTTTTAAAATCATATTATCCTTTGATTACTGCTAATGGTTTTAATTCTACAAGGGTTTCAACTAAATCTTCTTGATTTTTCATAACAACACTAATGTCCTTATAAGCGGAGCTGGCTTCGTCTAGGTCTTCTTTATATCTAATAGCGTGAATAACCCCCCTTTTGTCGAGTTTTTCTTTTTCTTTTTCTATATTAAGAGTTTTCCTTGCTTCTGTTCTACTCATAACCCTTCCTGCTCCATGAGAACATGATTTAAAACTATCAGGATTTCCTTTTCCTTTTACGATATATGAATTACTTCCTTGACTTCCCGGAATAATCCCAATCGTATCTTTATATGCTTTTGTTGCTCCTTTCCTGTGAACCCAGACATTTCTCCCAAAATGGTTTTCGAGTGAGGCGTAATTATGGGCTATATTTATCATCTCTGATATTTCAATATCTTTGGGTAAATTAACCTCTAAAGAAAAAGCTTCAATAACTCTTTCCATCATTAATTTCCTGTTAGCTAAAGCAAATTCAACACAATACTGCATTTCTTTAATATATGCTTGACCTAAACAAGAATCTATTGGGAGAAAAGCCAAATCCCAAAAAAGTGGAACCCTTGAGTACCATTTCTTGTTTACCTTTTTAGCTTCATTATTATAATACTTTGCAACCTGATATCCTAAATTTCTACTGCCAGAATGAATCATCAACCAGATAAATCCGTTTGAACCCTTTTGAATTTCAATGAAATGATTACCCCCACCCAGGGTTCCGATTTGAGTTCTTGCTCTTTCAAATTCCTTGAAAACAACTAAATCTTCAGATATCTTCGCTTTTCTTAAGTCTGGCATTAACTCAAACTCACAAACCTTTTTGTGGTGCTTAAATCCAACTGGTATACTTAATCTGATTCTTCCCATTATTCTTTTAAGGGTATTAGTATTAATTTCTTTTATGGGAGTTTTGATAGCACACATGCCACAATTATGAACAAATACACCAGCAGATAAAGCGAAATTATGATACTTTTCTACAGTTAAACAATAAACATCTTCTTTTTTATTTATTTTTCTAACAGAAATTACTTTATGATTATTTCTATTTTTATTCCAAGAAGCACCAAACCCATATTTTTTACCTATTTCTGATGATTTCTTTCTGCCTTTTTCTGATTTATTATATTTCATTAAATACTCTTTTCCTCTTTGTCCAGCTAATTTGTCTTGTTCTTTTTTCTTTTTACTTTTGTTATATTCGGTTATGTTTTTTATAGCTACTGTTTTCTTCTTATCTTTAAATTTATCATCATAAAATCCATTTTCTTTTAAAGTTTTCATTCTCTTTTCCTTAAAATCATCTGAAT